ATGGTTGATAAAAAAGAAATATTGAATCAAATAGTGAATGTGTTGGAAAAACCTTTCGTTACACATGGTTTTCGATATGTACGAGGTGGTCGCTTTGTACGAAAGCTATCTGATGGAAACACAGAACAGCAATATCATATAACTTTCAGGAAGAAATACGGCTGTTTTCTTATGTCAATCGAGCTTATTGTTCAAAATAAAGTGCTATTAAAAGATTTTGATGTTTTATACAGAGAAACCTTAATCTTTGGATACCGGAATTTTGAAGATAATTTTCGGGATGAATGTATAAAAATGGTATTGAAACAAAAGTATGTAACTTTATGCGGACTTGGGGATTGGAGAGAACTTAAAGAGGAAAATGAATCGCTGGAAAGTTTCAATGCCAGATTTCGCCTCTGGTCACCCCCTTATTTTGAAGATTTGAAGGATTTGAATAACATTTTGGAAAAAGAAGGAAGTCCCACATGGCAAGAGCAATGTTTGACCAGCATAAATCTGTCTTTGAAATTTTTCAAGAAAACAGAAGATATAAACTGGATTATAAACAATACAGAATATCAAGGACTGTTCCTATTAAAGCAAATGGGGCGAGTTGAAGAAGTTGAAAATAAGTACAATTCGTTACTTGAAAAAAAGAGGAAATATGGGAATAACACAGAAAGCATAGAGTATTTCTATAAATTATTAATGAATAAAGGTGTCTAACAAGCGGCTCAACCGCCCCAAAGGTCGGTTATCTACCAACCATTAGTGTTTTTAATAAATAAAATATAAAGCTATGACAGTTGACAATAAAGAAATAAACAAGAGGATTACTGAACTTCAAGCAAAGCTCAACATTACTTTCCCATCACTTTATATTGAATTTTTAGCTGAAATCAATGATGGAAATGTGTATGAAGTAGAGAATTCTGGGATATGTCTGTATTCATACTCTGATTTAGAGGAAAGAAATAAAACATATCAAATAAAAGACTTTGAGCCAAATTATTTTATGATAGGACAAGATGGGGATTTAGGGTACTTCATAAATGTCGATAACCCCAATGATAATGCTATATATTCAAATGATTTAGGTGCTTTAGGTTCTTTGGAAATGGAAAAGGAATCGGACAATATCTTTGATTTCATAGGCAGAAATGAAAAATAAACACTAACACACCTTAATCGCCCCAAAAGGCGATTAGCTGCATCACATTATCCACCGAATATTACGATAATTAGAATAAGTTAAGTATGAGAACAATTCCATTTATAATGTTATTCTTGAGTTGTAGCTTGTATGCAGTAGCTCAACTCAACATAATCCCCAAGAATGACGGTTTGAAAGAGTACACTGTGCAGAATGCACAACCTTATGACAGCCTTACAAACGTGGAAAGTCGGAGTTTTGCTTCATTGCCCGGCCAGACCCTCTATATGCATGGAGCGAAAAATGACAGTCGTGGTTACTACGAGGTATTCTTCACGGGCAACTTCCTCGATGGTGAGAAGCAGCCGGTATATCAAATGGATGGTGTAAGTGTAACTCCTGCAAAATCTGTGGTGGGAAAGTATTATGAGGTTCTGAAAGTCTGGACTAAAGGAACAGGATGCTGTATTCTGTTGCGTGAAAAAGAAAGTGGAGATGAAATTTACTACAATCCTTATCGTTATCCTCTATGTATGACCTGTTTGGGCTTCTATGAGAAGCTGAAAAGATACATTGGGCAGGCATTCTTCTCACTTGCCAAACGGGTAGAAACCGAGGACGGACAAATCATAACACCGCCTGAAGGTACTGAATACCATTGTATGGATATAGGCTTGAAAATGAACAGTGACGGGGCGTTTCTGATTATGGAGGGGGCAGACAGCGTTAAGGTAGAAGCCTTCCCAATAGGTGATGAAGTTTACGAGTTCGTAAGTGCCAAGCGTATTTCCTTGCTGAAAGAACAGTATGGCGATAATTTTGGCAAGCAGATAGCGTTCAGGAAAGTAGATACCGGAATGACGAAAGAAATGGTTGTCGTTGCGTGGGGTGAACCTTATCGGAAATCAGAAATAAAAAAGGAAAACGGAACGCTTGAAACATGGAGTTTTTCAGATAATCGTTATGTGGAACTGTTTAATGGAAAAGTGTTGAATGTTCGTGTCTATTAGTACGCTACAAACCTTATTTTGCAAGTAAGAAAATGAGAACACCTATCATAATCATACTTTTGGCAACCGTATTTACTGCAAGCTGCGGAGAGCCGCCCATGCCGCCAAGGCAAGATAGACGGAACTGTAAAGACCTATTTTCATAACGGCAAAATGGAAACCGAAAAGGAGTATAGGCAGAGTGTGGAGAGCGGACGGGAACGCCGCTTTGACAGCAAGGCGGGTGAGCAGATTTTTGAATCTCATTATATAGACGGAAAAAAAGAGGGTGAGGAATGGGAGATTTTCGAGGATGGGCGCACGCTTCACAACAGGACTACACGACACTACCGTAACGGAAAACTTGACGGCTCTTATCATGTGGAATCGACACGGGACGGAAAACCCTATATAACCATCGAGGGACAATACACGACGGCGAGAAATCGGGACGTTGGAAACAGTACAACGCCACCGATGACACAACCCATGAATGGGATGAATGATTTTCTTTTTTCGCAAGTTGATTTTATAAAATTGCCACCGAAAGTTCGTACTTTCGGAAAAAGATGTTATATTTGCAAATGAAAGAGTTATTTGACAGCATAGCAACGCAAAACGCTGAAATTCGCACAGTTGCTAAATCGTTACCTCTATTTCTCAAATAATTCGCTAAAAGTTTATTTCTCAATTGGTTAAGTCAAACCGAGAAAAATCTAAAATACAACAGAGAATGCAAGATTTGTGTGTGGCGGTTGGGTTATATCTATCCATTCGCCGTTACTTTGTATGGCAATTCCCTGCCATGTGCCATAAAGATTCTCAATGTCGAACTTGAACGATTCTTGCTCATCCTTTTCGCACCCCATAAAAGTAACTGCACAAATAACAGCCATCAAAAGTAAAAATTTTTTCATAACATAAATTGTATTGGTTAGATGCTGCAAAGTTACAAAATTCCCCCCCCCGCAAAATAATGAGCCTATTTTTTTGAAGTTGTGCCGAAAGTTCCGAGGTTTGTAAAAACGCTGAAGCTATGATTTGGATTTATATTTTGCTATTCGTGATTATTGCGTTGATTGTGTATTTGATCTATCTTGTTCGTTTTTGGGGCAGAACTAATATTGAATTGACAGGTGATACTTATACTGGATTAAACAATGTTCTGTGTAGAATATTGAATCAAGACAGATTAAAAAAGTAATTTACTGATTTTTTGCATTGCAATCCAAGTCCATTCAAAAATAGTGTGTCCCCAAAATTGAGAGGCGCAAATAGATATGATAGCTAATGCAATAGCCCAATGCGCTTCGCGCCTACTTATTTTTAAATTGCGAAGTTCTAAATTATCCCGTTCTTCTTGTTTGCGTTGTTCGTTATAGATGACTGCACATCCTCCCTGGTCTTTACACACTGATAAATTAGCCGCAGCTTTTAACCATATTCCACCCCCTTTTATTTCAATGACCATATGATCTTCAAGAACGCGCAGTATTCGCATCCGTTGTTCTTCATTTGGGATTAATGTTTTGACGGCATCCATATTAAAATAGGCCGGATTTCTTGATAATTCATTTAGAAAAACGTCGGCAATGTTAATGTCTCCTTTTTGTAGTTTGGCTATCATAAGGTTCATTGAATAGTAATTCAATCTGAAATTTGCATCGGCTCCTATTTTTTAACTCTTCTTTGAATGCTTATTATCAGGTGTCTGAATTACAATATATTTTTGTAATTCATTGATATACATTATTTTAGCTCCAATTTTATGGGGGGGGGGATTTTTGACCCCTAGATCTGTCGGAGCAGCCGGAAAGCCTGTAGAAACGCCTGAAATCGACGCAAACAGCCTATCGTAACGAACATTAAGGTCTTCCATCAGTTTATCGGCGACCTTTACGTCTTCTTTCCGCAGTAAGGTTTCCAGATGCAATATGCTGTTTAGTTAGTTCCACGTTCTATTTTCGGCGGGCCGGGCCTCTCCCGCCGGATTTGGGGCTTCCTTTATTTCAGATAAAATTTAACGGTTGATATGAGTTGGTCCGATAGTTTGTAAATGTCAGTAAGTGCTGTAATTAAATGTTTTGTTCCTTTCTTTTCCTCGTCAAACGTTTCAACATACTTTTTCCCTCCGTTGAAATGCAAGCCCAGATACTGCGCCCTCCGTAGTGGCTATCCGCTCCGCTGTTGTCGTTGGGGAAATCATTACCCGCAGCGTTCTTACCAAGCGAATAGCGTTCATAAAATCCGCGTAGTAGGATTGAAATACGATGGTGGACAAAATGTTTGTAAGAGCTGTTGTATCCATTGTAGGGGACCAGTATATAAGTTTTGTCCGCTCTTTTAGCATATCTTCGATTTCTTGTTGCGTCCGAAGTGTGGCGATAGCGATTATTTCGGCCACCTCTTTTGATTTTTCGGAGCATATGGTCCACATACGTTTAACAGCACCCTCCATCTGTTCGTCGTCGAAAATCAGATCAAGGTCTATTAGTCGGCGACTTATCATCGCGAGTCGTCCGAGTTGGAGGGGGTATAGGTAAAGGGTTATTTGTTCTTTGTCATTGCCTTCAATCTCGAACGATTCAATTTTTTCAGTCAGTGTGTCAAGTGCACGTTGTTCTGTAAGGCGGCCGACTTCTTCTTTTTTCATATTATAAACTATTGTTTTTGCTCCCGCCCCGTCCTCGAGACGTGATGCAAGTCGTCAGCTTTCCAGCGGGATAGAGAATTTACAAAACGCTCTTGGTATATTCCGGAGTTGTAATCGGCCACCAGGAATAACCACCTTGTTCCGGAGCTAAAACTTTCGCAGATACTTGAATTTGGAGCGGGTCGGTTTTATTGATTCCACCACCCAATGTCGCTACATATTTTAACCTTGCAAAAGCGATGGAGCCTCCACTTTTGGAATCGAATACGAATGCTTTTACTCCTTCGTAAATCTCGCCTTTTGCAGGTTCTGTAGTTCCGAAGTAAAATTCCATCGTGTCGTCGTCAAAATCTACGACATTCCAAGTAACTTCTTTTGTGCCTGTCGTTTCGTCGATTGCAGAGTAAAATGGGTCTGCTTCTCCTTCCCGATAAAAATCATTACTGGAAGGTATCGCGAAATTGGTGGAAACACCACCATTATAAGGCTGACTGATTTTGGTGAAAGCCTTCATTAAGTCGGCAGCCTCAGCGTCTTTTACTCCTTTCGGGAGAGGATTACCTGCATGAACGGCTTTCAGTCCGATTATTTGTCCCATGTTTAATATTTTTTAAGTTTTACTTTGAGGTTTGAAAATGTGTAGGAGATCCCCTCCTCACTAATAAGAGTTTCATCGCTCACATCAAAGAACCAGCGTTCGTTGATAGGGTAGTATCCTAGTGAATCGAAAGCGAGACGAGTTAGTTCGTTCAGACGGTTGCGATCGGGGTAGCGTTGCTCTTCACGACCGATTGTCGGTGTTGTGTCCGGTACATAAATGTTTACATTTACGGTTGCCACCTGCGAATCTCCGACGACATTTGACAATGAGCCTACGACGATAAATTCTCCCGAAGGATTATTCGGGTAGTGGTCCGCATACATCATCGGCACGGTCTTCCCTAACAGCGAATCCCGGATGCGATCCCAGACGAGTTTGAATATTTCCGTAGAGGTCAGGTTCATCGCTTTTTCGATTTTAAGAATCGAGCGAACTCCGCTTTGAGTTTTTCAGCAGTAGATTCCACCCAGTTTCCCGACCCTTCGAGAACGTCGAAACCTTTAGCCTCGACATATTTCGCGTATTCCATACCGGCTACCCATACGAGATATGTTTTGTTAGCGGGAAGTTCACGGGCGACAGACCGGGCATGTTCAAGCCCTTTGGCATGAGCTTCATCGGCACCTTTGTTCCCTTTAGGATTGCCGTCCGGTCTGACACGGCGGTTATACTTGAAAGATTCAGCAATGATTCTTCCGTATTGTACCACAACATACCCGATGGAGTTGCGTAGGTTACCCGTGTGATCGGTATAACTACCGTGTTCGCGGGCGTACTTCACCACTCTTTCCCCCAACGCCGACAACCATTCTACAGCTTTTCGGTCGTACTCTTCTTTTGCTCGCGCAAATTCAAGTTCCACCTCACGCCAGTTGGTACACTTTACAGCCATAATCTCGTGTTTTCGTAACGTTGTCCGCTTTTGTAGAATCCCTGTACCGGATACGACGCCGTGTCCTTGTCTTTCGGTTTGGCCTCAGTGCGGAGCGAACGGTCGAAGATGTTGAATCCTCGGCTGTCGAATATGCGTACTTTCGTCCCGATAGGAATTGGCTGTGTATCTGCAGGCATCGTAACCTCGAAAGAGTAGAGGAAGGCATCCCCGTTTTGCCCTTTGATTTGCTGTGCTCGTCCATTCTGACGGGCATTGCATCGTCCGATGACACGCCATTCATGCGCACCTTCGATCCACGAACCATCAGGATTTTGCGAGGCGTCCTCCTCGTACCACATTTCGAGCGTATAGGGGAATCTTACCATTGGTCGGAAATGTCGGTAATTTTCGATCGAGTATCGAACTCTTCGGCAATATCGTCCAGCCCGTTTTCCTTTGCGATATGGAAAATGCGCTTTTCCAGTTTGTCCGTGTACGACAATGAATAGCCCCCGTTGCTCTCACTCGCAAGAACAATGAGATTTCGCAGAATGGCGATTGTGGCTTTTGCCACGCTAATTTTATCGGTTACCGTATAGTCTGCTTGAGTGTCTATTCCCTCGTCAATGCAGGCCTTTTCTTTGAGGAAAGGATCCACATCGTAAGGATACAGACTTGCCGATATTGCCTCGAAATTCTTCATACAACTACGATTCTACGGTCAGCGAATAGATGCCGTTGATTTCGGTGATAACCGGAAGTGACAGCGACTGTGCTTTCGTGAACTCTACGCCGTTAGAGTTGTCGGTTTCGCCCTTGCCCCACTGTGAAATGCGGATGCGTCCGTAGTTAGAGTAGGTGACACCCGGCTCTTGCCGCAGCTCGTTGTCGGCATAGGCGTTCTTGATGACGCCCAGTTTGCCCGCAGGTACGAACACGAGGTTCTTGTCGTTCCACGGCGAATACTCCGTAAGTTTACCGTTATCCTGAATACGGGTCATGCGGCGGATGACTTCGAATGTCGGGAATCCGTTCGAACGCATAAACTCGTTCAGGTTCGCCAGCAACAGCGGTGTGGACGACTTGTCACTACCGAATACCGCCAACTTCATCTTCTTGTTGCGGAGGATATACGACAGGCGTTTCTGCGAGAGCAGAATGCGGTCGAACGTAACTTTGTCCTGTGCAGCATCGAGGATGGCTTGAATATCCTCCAGCGTATCGACCGTATCTTTATTGCCATCCGTCCATAACGTTTTCGCGGTGGCAATGTTCTCGCTCGGCATTTTGTAGTCGATCGTACCGCGCACACCACCCTCTGGGTTATTGGACGCGTCAAACGTGAATACGCCTTTGTTCGACAATGCTCCGAGGAAGATGATGTCCAGTTTCGATTGCACGGAGTTCACGACCTTCGTAACATTGTTCCACATCAGATTGATGAGCTGCTGTGTCTTGGCCGAATCGGACAGCATCCGCGAATCGAGAATCTGCAACACCTTACGATACTCTTCGATAGGCATCGAATAAGACATCTGGTGGGTTAATACCTTCTGCTTGATCGTTTCCAGTCCCTCGGTTCCCATGATAGGCTCCTTACCTTTGGAGTCGAGCGTTGCAGCGGCGACGCTCAAATTGTACGAGCCGATCAACTCCTCGAAGTTCAGTCCGACGGTGGGGGTGTCCCAGTCGAGGAATCGCTCGTAAATATTTTGGTCGAATAGCCGCTTACGCAGTTCAGAGGCGGCATCGATGCGAATCTGCACCTGTTTAGTCAGTTCGCCGAAAATGGATGAATAAAATACTTCGTTCATTGTTTACCTCCTCTTTTACTGTCGTACATACTTGATTTCGGGGTTGTTCTTCAGGCTGTAACCCTGAAGCCATGCAGCAGGGACGGGATAGGCTACATCCTTGAGGATGATACCTGCATATCCGGCCGATACGGTCTGGAATCCGTTATTGGCGGAATAGACCATGTCGGTTTCGACAACTGCATCAGGCAGATTGTCGTCCGAGAGGACATCTACGCCTTCAGTCGCACCCGTTACGGCCGCTGCGAACGTGATCACATCGTAATCTGCATTTTTGGTATCAATGCTTTTTACGGTCGAATTTGACTCGCCGACCTTAACCGCATCTCCTACTTGGAGCATGGAACCCTTCTTGACATGTGGAGCAGTGGTTGTGCCGCCCGACAGAACACGTGCACTCTTGCATATGGAACATTCCATGTTGTCGAAGTCGAGCTTGATCGGCGTACCTTTGGGAATCTTTGTCCCTTCGGGATAGGTTCCCTTCAGTTTGAAGTCCCCCGGCAATACGGCGAACTCACCGCGCCAGAATATGGGGAAACCGCCCTTTACTTTTGTTTTTTCAAATACGATTGCCATGATTTTACGTTTTGGTTACTCTTTGTCCGGAAGTGTTTCAGCCCACGCCTTTGCGAGTTCTTTGCCCTGCGCTTCGGGCGTGGACATCGGGAATCCCGAACCTTTCCCTTCCAGCTCTGCGGTAACCAGATTTTTCTGCACGTTTGCGAGGTAGTCGCCGATCGTTTTTTCATCTGCATCGTCGGCGATGACGAATCCCTCTTTCATGCGCCACTCCGGAATACCGAGTTCTTTTGCCTTTGCGGAGATGAGATTGGCCCGGTCGTTCTTGGCCTTTTCAGCTTTCAGAGTATCGCTCTCCGCTTTGATGGCGTTGTAACGCTCCTCCTGTTGCTTCTTGTAGGCTTTGAACCACGCAGGTTCCTCATCGTCGGGTTCGTTTTTTTTGCCCTGCCCGCCCCCATTTGCAGGAGATGCCTCACTCTTTGCCTTGAGTTCGTCATACAGTCCTTTCAGTGCGTTGTACTCGGTGCGTGCACGATCAGCGTCAGACTGGAAAACTTTAAGGAAAGGTTCGACCCCGCTGACTGCGGTTTCAATTTGCGATTCATCGGTGACGGATTTTTCCAAAATGGAGGCTACTCCGTCGAGAGCCTTCGCTCCGAACCCCAAATTAGAATACTTGGTTTTCAGCGCTACGAGAATTTTCTCTTTCATGTTTTTTCGTTCTATATGGTTTCGAATAAATCATCATATTCGCACAAAAAAGGTCTGTCAGCCGACGCCAACAGACCCACTAACAATTACATGAAGGTTATATCGTTCTGCAACTGGTGGGCTGCGACTTCACAGCCTCTGCGACAAAAGTCAGTATGTTCGGCACATTATGCAAATTATTTTAAGGAAAAATTCGTTAAAAAAAGAGGAGAGCAATTCTCACTGTCGGAAAATAGCTTTATTGAAATGATTCATTCCAAAAAGTGCGAAAAATAGTGCAAGAAGGAGAGGTATCCCGCAATGGGAAATTAGATTGGGTTTGTGTCTAAATTGTGTGCCCGACTAAAAACAAACCAGTCACCTACAGGGCTGTAAGTGACTGGTTTTCTGTGTGGTGCCACCGGGAATCGAACCAGGGACACAAGGATTTTCAGTCCTTTGCTCTACCAACTGAGCTATGGCACCATCATCGACTGAAACTCGTGTGGGTTTCGAATCGTGGTGCAAAGATAGATATTATTTCCTGAAAACCAAAAAAACGACCGAATATTTTCCATCTCAGACTTTCATTTCAGGAACGGCAGGCCGGAATATCGGAAAATTTTTTCGGCCAGGATACCGGAAATTCAGGATTTTGGTTATTTTTGTAAAAACTGTAAAGATTATGAAAACAAGCAGTTTGATGATGTGTGCGCTGGTTGCATTGACAGCCTGCGGTACCGGAGTGAAGCAGAGTGTCCGTACGCCCGTCGAAATGGGCGAGCGGATCGAATTGAAGACGCCGGATCCCAAGATGGGACTGACTATCAACGAAGCGCTTGCGGCGCGCAGCTCGTCGCGCGACTTTTCTCCGGAGATGCTCTCTCTGGAGGAACTTTCGGGTGTACTGTGGGCTGCTGCCGGGGTAAACCGGGAGGATGGGCATCTTACCGCGCCTTCGGCTATGGCGCTCTATCCCATTCGGGTCTATGCTTTCCTGCCTGAAGGTGTGTATCGTTACGATTCGAAAGCGAATGTATTGAATCGGGTCATCGAAGGAGATCGTCGGGAGCTTACCGCGATGCAGGATTTCGCTTACACTGCGCCGCTCAATTTGGTGTATGTGGCCGATTACAGCGTTTATGCGGACCGGAATCAGCCGGTGGACCGCATCCGTTTCTGGTGCGCGGCCGATGCGGGCGGATATACGGAGAACGTGAACCTTTATGCCGCCGGAAACGGTCTGAAGGCCATTACACGGGGCAGCTTCAAGGAAGAGGCGCTGTTGGAGTTGCTGGGGCTCGATCCCGCACAATACGGTGTGATTCTCGCCCAGACGGTTGGCCGGTAG